ATAATGATGATTATGATGAAGCCAAAAAGTTTTATCGTATTCTTTATCGCCCATCTTTTGCAGTTCAGGCTCGCGAACTAACTCAAATGCAGAGTATTCTGCAGAATCAAATTAAACGCCATGGTGATGCAATCTTTAAACAAGGTGCCATGGTTATCCCAGGTGAAGCATCTATTAAAGTTATTTCTACTCCTGGTGCTGGTCATGATTATGTAAAACTTCAATCATTATATAATGGTGTTGCTGTTGAAACATTTTTGTCTTCATTAAAGGGTAAAACTCTAATTGGGCAATCTTCTGGTGTTAAAGCTGTTGTTGATATTGTTCAAAGCGCAGAATCAAGCGATCCAACTACGTTATATCTAACATACACAGTATCTGGAAGTAATACAACAACAAAAACATTCTCTGCTTCTGAGGTCTTAATTACATCAGATAGTGTATATTCAGTTCAGGTGGCAGCTTCTTCTGCCGTTGGTAAAGGATCTACTGCAACTGTTAATCAGGGTGTCTATTATATCAATGGTCATTTTTGTTTAGTTGATACTCAGACTATTGTTCTTTCTAAATACTCAAGTTCTCCAACAAATCGTATTGGTTTATTAGTATCTGAAGAAATTGTTACTCCAGAAGAAGACGAGTCTCTTTTAGACAACGCTCAAAATTCATTTAACTATGCTGCTCCAGGTGCCCATCGCTATTATATTGATTTAACATTAACTAAACTTACAGTTGATTCAACATCTGATTCTAACTTTATAGAATTAATTCGTGTTACTGATGGATATATAAACACTATTGTTGATAAAACTAAGTATTCTCAACTTGCTGTAGAGTTAGCAACAAGAACATATGATGAATCTGGTGATTACTCAATTCGTGGATTTGATATTGATATTCGTGAACATCGTAACAATAATCGTGGTACTTGGACATCCAACACAGCATTCTTAATTGGTGATATTGTTTCATATGGTAATTATACATATACTGCTTTAAATTCAGCAACTTCAATTACAACTCCACCAACTCATACTACATCTTCTGCATATGATGGTCCAGGCGCAACTGGTGTTAATTGGCAGTATGATACTATGCCAGCATATAATCGTGGTATTAGTTTAAGTGGTAGTGAGTCTAAACTTGCTATTGGTATTGAAGCAGGTAAAGCATATGTTCATGGATATGAAGTTGAGAAAACTGCTGTAACATACATCCCCGTTGACAAAGCAAGAACATATGTTCAAGCAACAGCATCTGTTATTGATACTACTGTTGGTAATTTTGTATTAGTTACTAATGTAAACAACTTACCAAAAATAGATGAACTTGCCCAAGTTACTCTTTACAATACAATTACTGGTTCTTCATATCGTGGATCCCCACAAGGGACTATTGTTGGTTATGCTCGTGCTCGTTTTATGGAATGGCATACTGGTCTACCAGTAGGTTATTCTGCAATTTATAAACTTGGATTGTTTGATGTTCAAATGAATCCAGGATATGCATTTAATACTGATGTTAAGTGTTTAGCATATACAGTTCCATCTGATGCAAATCTAAACTTTACTGCTGATATTAGTCCAGTACTTACTCAATTGATTGGTTCTGTTACTGCTTCTAGTACTACTATTACTGGAACTGGAACATCTTTCTTAACAGACTTAAAAGTAAATGATTTAGTTCTTATTGGTGGTGTTGGTGGTTCTTATCGTAAAGTAGCCACTGTCAGTGCTCAGGGAACTATTACTGTTGATGCGTCAATAACAGTAACTGGTGCAACTATTGCTAGATGTACTACACAAATCTTAGAACCAAATAAAACATCACTAATATTTCCATTACCATATAATGCAATTAGATCAATGAGAACTGCTGGTTCTGGTGGAACTAATAATACTACATATTATTGTTATCAGAAATTCACTCAAACTGCAACTGGAACTTCTGTAACATTAAGCACTTCTGGAACATTCGCCCCATCGTCAGAGCAAACTAATTATACAGTTATTGATAATGACGCCACTGCTGGCGGAGCAATTATTACTCCTGTTTCTATTAGTGTTTCTGGTTCCACTTGTACTATTGTTGTTCCTAGTGGTCAGTCTGGTCGTTCTATTTCTGTTATTGCAGTAGTTATTAGAAATGGTTCAGGATTTGAGAAAACTAAAACTCTTACTAATACTTCTGAAGTATTTAATACACAAATTGCTGCACAAGCATCTACTATCTACTTAGACAAAGCAGATTTATTTAAAGTTGTAAGTATTATGATGGCTCCAGGTGCTGCGTTTGGAACAACTCCATCAGGTAGTGCATATACTGTTGATATTTCAGATAGATTTACTATTGATAATGGTCAAAGATCAAGTCACTATGACTGGGCTTCATTAACATTAAATCCATCTTTTTCTGCGCCTACTAACCCATTTAAAATAACATATCAATATTTTGAGCATGGTGCTGGTGATTATTTTGATGTAAATTCATATAGTGGTATTGACTATAAACAAATTCCAACATCTTTAAGAGACTCTTTAGATTTTAGACCACGTGTTGCAGATAAATCTGCAGGTAGTGCTAAAAACTTTGTTTCTACTGGTTCTATCATTTCTGCGGTTCCAAAGCGTGGTCAGGCTGCAACTGCGGATTATAGTTATTATCTGCCAAGAAAAGATAAAATTGCATTAGATATTAATGGTAATTTATTTGATGTGACTGGTGTATCTTCATTGATGCCTGGATATCCTTCTGATCCAGACCTTGCGATGATTTTATATACACTAGATTTAAATGCATATACGTTTAGTGCGGATGCTAATAATATTTTATCTAGAAAAGTTGACAATAAACGATACACTATGCGCGATATCGGTAAACTAGAATCTAGACTTAACAACTTAGAGTATTATACTTCACTATCAATGCTTGAGCAAGAAACTCAATCATTGAAGATTACTGATTCTAGTGGTCTAGATCGTATGAAGAATGGATTTGTTGTTGATAATTTTACTGGTGGTAAAATAGCAGATAGTAAATCATTAGATTATATGTGCGCAATTGATATGGAAAACAATCAGTTACGCCCATTCTATTCTATGTATAATGTTAATTTATTGGAAAAATATTCTAATAATTCTGCAAGAACCTCAGCAAACTATAAGTTGACTGGCGATCTAATTACATTACCATATACTACTACACCATTAATTACACAGCAATATGCTTCTCGTTTAGAGAATATTAATCCATTTGCTATCTTTACTTTTATTGGTGATGTTCAATTAAATCCACCATCAGATGACTGGTTTGAAGTAAATCGTCTACCAGATATTATCCAACAGGTTGAAGGTAACTATAATACTATTTTAACTCTTGCGCAAAAATCAGGTGCTCTTGGCACTGTTTGGAATGCATGGCAGACTGAATGGACAGGCGTAACTGTTGCTGGACCAGTAGTATATAGTGGAGCAGCTGCTGGATATGCGCAGGCACGTGGTATAACTAATGGTAATTTTAGTTTAAATGGTGGCTGGGGTATTAATGCTGGTAGTTATACAGTATCCCAAACATTCGCTACTCAGGTTGGACAATCAAGATCTGGTATTGAAACTAAGATGGCTCTTAAGACTGATTATGAAACAGTCTCAGATGTTACAGTTTCTACTGCAATTATTCCTTATATCCGTTCAAGAAATATTCTTGTTCAGGCGCACAAATTAAAACCATTAACTAAATTCTACCCATATTTTGATGGAGTAGATGTTAGTGCGTATTGTACTCCTGCGTCTAAGATGATTTATACTCCATCATCTGGAACTTTTGATTTTAAATCAAATGTCGGTGGTCAGGCTTCTGAATTAAAACGAAGAATCCTTGGTGATGCTCAAGTATGTTTAAATGCTGGAGATGTTATCACTAATGGTGCAGGAACCGCTTCTGCTGTTGTTGTAAATGTATACTTAGATCAGAATAGTGCTTATTGTTTAAGTATTGTTAATATTAAAGGTACATTTAGCCAAAATGATACTATCTCTGGATCTATTAGTACGGCACAGGGTGTTGTTGTTTCAGTAACTACTCCAAGCACTTTAGTAACTACTGCCAGTGGTGATGTTGAATTCTTATTTAATATTCCCCAAACTGATTCAGTTCGTTTTAGAACTGGTAAGAGAGAGTTCAAATTAGCAGATGTATCAACATACGCAGGAGATTATACTTCTCGTGGTATTGTTACCTATGAAGCCACTGGTACTTTAAATAATACTCAGAAGACAGTTAATGCTGTTAGAAATGGGCAAATTGTTCAAGAACAGATAAGTGGTAACCAAACTGTATGGCAATCTTCTAGTAAACAAATTGGTTCTGGTACTGCTTGGTATGATCCACTTGCGCAATCTTTCTTGGTGCAACAGAAAGGTGGTGCATTTATAACTTCTATTGATATTTTCTTTGCTACAAAAGATAGTTCAATTCCAGTTACTTTGCAGGTTCGTGAGATGGTAAATGGTGTTCCAGGTAAAACTATTCTACCATTTAGTGTTGTAACTAAACGTGCTGAAGATGTGAATTTATCTGCCAATTATGTTGTAATGCCAGATGGTACTTCTAAGCACACTTATGATACTGCAACTACATTTACTTTTGATAGCCCAGTATATTTACAAGACGCAACTGAATATTGTTTTGTTCTTCAGTCTGACTCTAATAATTATAATATCTGGGTATCTTATATGGGAGATCAAATCCCAGGATCTGGAAGAACCATTTCTGAGCAACCATACGCTGGCGTAATGTTTAAATCACAGAATGCATCCACTTGGACTCAAGATGATAACGCTGATATTAAATTTGTTATTAATCGTGCCGTATTTAATACTGCAGTAGTTGGTGATGTTGAATTTGTTAATGACGTTCTACCATATGATACATTAGATAATGATCCATTTCAAACTGTTTCTGGTTCTAATTTAGTTCGTGTGTGGCACTATGATCATGGTATGCCGACTGGATCTACAGTAGATATCTCTGCAGTTAATGCTAATGATCCAGGAACTGGAACTATTACTGCTTCAACTAGTAGCGCAACTGTTACTGGCGTAGGAACTGCTTTCTCTACTGAATTGGCAGTTGGTTCTGCTTTGTATAACTCGCAGGATATATTAATTGGATCGGTTTCAGCAATCGCAAGCAATACTTCATTAACTCTAAGTTCCAATTCTGGAGTTGCAGTTACCGCTGCAGCATTCCAATACGTTGCTCCGATTAACGGTATTCCT